TAACCATAATCGAAATGTTGAGTTATTTAAGAAATCAAAATTAAGCGAATCACTTGGGGCTGTTTTTTTTTATTCAAAATATTTAATGATTTACACAAAAGCTATTCAGGATTGTTTAGCGGAACAAGTCAAAGTAATAGAGCAAGCGAATCAAATGATGATGGACGACTTAGAGTTTCAGACTTTTTTGAAAGGTGGGGATGGGAATACAGCGTTGGTTTAGTTGTTAAAGATACTAACCTAAACGAGGACCAAATATTTGAATGGAGTGTAATAAGGTACTATAATAAGTTAGCGTACTTAAAGGATAAAGGTAAATTTGAAATAGCGTTAAATGGCTCTAGTAGATAAAATAAAGGATTTGTTAGATGAGTTTGGGAAAGCATTAAACGATGACACCCGTAGTTCTTTAAAAAAGGTTTTAGATGATAGAGCTGCTAAACATAATGGTAGAAAACGTACAAGTCGATTAGAGGCTAGCATTAAACCGACAATATCATTTAGTAATGACTCTATTAAGTTTACGCTAAACATGAATGATTATTGGGCGGTTGTTAACGACGGTAGAAGTCCAAATAATGTAAGTGCAGAGGGACAAGAAAAGATAGCAGCTTGGAGTGCGGTTAGTGGGTTTGCTGAAAAAATAAGATTAACAGATTTAGAACAAAGAAAGCAAAAGCAAAGCCTATCTAAGCGCAAAGGTAAATTAAAGAAGTTACAAAAAATGTCATTTGATAAGGCAAAGAAAACAGCGGGCTTTTTAGTAGCACGTTCTTTAAAAAAGAAATCAATAGAAGCAACGCATTTTTTTGACGAAGTGATTAACGATGGACGGATTGAAGAGTTAGAAAGTAAATTGACTGAATTAGTAAAAGAAGATATTATAATAGAAATTAGAAGTAGTTACACATAACATGGCTTTAACAGTATATAAACAACCCGACACATTTACACCAGCTTATAACGACCAAATATTTACAGCGAAGTCTAATCAAATAGCTATTGCTGATTTTAAATATATTGTAACGGTAGTTGTTAACGGTGATACAGCTAACACTTATACAGAAGATATATTGCAACGTCCCGATGGCTATTTAGTTTTTAACGCAAAAGAATGGGTGCAAAATTATATCGAACATTATTTTGAATTTAATAATATTGTTTTAGCTAGTCCTATAAATTTAGCTACTGGCAAACGTGTGAGGGCTCAGGTTAATATTTCTGAATATTATACAGCGGCTGTTCAATCTACTACTACTATAGATTACGATGCTTTTGATGCTTGCTTAACAGATGCGGCCTTTAACGCTTACGATGAATCTGACTATGGTTTTGGCTCAACTGGTGGTTTATATTTTTTATCAAAGGATGTTGATACAATTACACCCGATAATAGGATAGCTTTAAACCAGCCTTTTTTTATACACTTTATTCCTCCACCATGTGATAATATAACTATTGAATTATTTAATGGCTTTACTTTATTGCAAACGGTTACAATAGCTTCATTTCCAACACCAGTTACTAACACCGATATTTATCAATTATATCTAGGTAGTAATATTTTCACTTCGGCATCAGTTGGTAATACCGTTGTAGTTAAATTTAAAAATGGGACAACCGTATTATTAAACTACTCTTTTGATTACCAAGACATTTGTACTAAGTATCAAGACTATGTTATTTACTACTTAGATAGAACTGGGAATATATTATCATTCCATTTCGAGCAAAAGAGTAAAAAGAATTTCAGTAAAAAAGTAAATACAGTTACTTTAAATAAGAATGTTTTAAATACAACTACTGGTGCTTATGGCTCTACTTCTTATGATAGAGAAGACCACGTTGTAAGTACTGCTATTGAATCTACAATGGATTTAAACACAACTTGGTTAACTCAGTTACAAATAACACAATTAAAAGATTTGTTTGATAGCCCAATAGTTTATGTTTGGGATTACAGCACTTTACGTTCATGCAAAGTTACAAATAATTCATTTGAAGAGTACCAACTAAACAATGAGTCGTTAATACAATTAGCTATTACTATTGATTTAGGTATTACAGAAACTAGACAACGAGGTATATAACATGGCGGTAGTAACAGATTTATTAATAGCAGCAAAAAATGGTAGTGAGAAATTACAATATTTTCCTATTGCTAAAAATATACCGATTAACATTAACTACAATTTAGCGGATGTTAGAAACCCCGACCAGCGTAAAGCTAGTTTTAGTAAAACAATTAATTTACTTGGAACTAATAAAGTAAATAAGTTATTTGAAAATATATTCTCGGTTAACGTAGCTACTCAGTATTTCAATAAGAATTTAAAGACACCATGTAAATATATCGTGGATGGGATTCAAAACTTTGCAGGTGACTTACAGTTAATCAAAATAAACATTAAGCCCGATAATTCAATAGATTATGAATGTTCGATAATTGGTGAGGGTGGTTCTTTATTTGTGGATATTGGGGACAAGTTAATTACTGGCAATCCATTAAAATTTGAAACAAGTGGATTGTTAATGATAGGTAGAAAATACACGATTAATACGTTTGTTGCTGGGGATAATTTTACAAGTGTAGCAAGTGTAGTTAGTGGAACGATTAATACAACAGGGTGCGTATTTATAGCAACAGGGACAACTCCAACTGTTTGGACAAACGAAAGTATATTAACGAGTTCAGACGATTTAGATTTTAGCGCATACGACCACACATATACACGTGCTAATCAAATAGCTTTAAACGTAGCGAATGAGGGTACTGGCTTAGGTGTGGTATATCCATTTATTGATAATGCTCAAAACGGTGGTAGTGATACAGTGTTTAATGTAGAAAGTTTTTTACCTTGCTTTCACAATAGGGAATATATTGATAAAATTATAACAAACACTGGTAGAACTTGGACATCGTCAATTTTAGATGACACTGAATTTTTAAACCATATAACTTACCCTAATTTAATAAATTTACAATTAACTCAAACACAATTAAATTTAAAACAATTTTATGTAGGCTTAACAGCAAACACTGCTATTCCATTTGCCGTATCTCAAGATGTTGTTTATACTAATGATAGTACAAATGGTTTCTTTGATTTAGGCGGTCAGTTAGCACCCTCAAATAATTTTGTTACACTTAATGCAAACGGTTATTACAATGTAGCAGCAGTTAATTATGTAAAGATTACACCTACTCATAGCAATCCAGTGGTGGCATTTTGGGGAGGAAATACTACACTTAGTACTACTATTCGTAAATCGGGTAATAGTGGAGCAAGTTTTTTTAATTTAGTGCCATCTGTACTTACTTTTATTACAGCTGCGAGTGGCGGTCCTATTGGTACATCTATTTACGGTAATAATGGAGCGGCAACAGGTAGTCAATTTTTTGCAGCTGGTGACATATTATTAGTAACTATTAACGTGTTTGTTAATAGTTTAGTTTTTTATAATGCAGCTGGTGCTCCAATTACACCTACTGGAACTTTAACCTGGAATCTTGAGTTAGTTGGTGGGGCTGCTAAAACATCGTTCTACGCTTTATGTACTCAAAAAACTATTTTAGCAGGTGACACAATGACTTGCAATAGTGCTTTGCCTACTAAGATAAAACAAAAGGATTATCTTAAGTCAATTATACAAGCACTAAATTTATTTATTGATGTCGATACTAATAATCCTAATAACTTAATTATTGAATCGTTTAATGAATTTTACAACGGTGACATAATTGATTATGAAAATAAAACAGACTTATCTAAAGACCAAAGTATTAACCCAAATATATTAGAGGGTAAAAAATATATTTACACTTATAAAGCCGATACCGATAAATGGAACGAGCAATATAAGAATGAATTTAACGAAGTGTTTGGCACACACGAAGAGGATGTTGAAAATGATTTTATTAAGTCAGATAAAAAGAATGAGATAATTTTTAGCCCAACTCCAAATGTTGCTAATTACGGTTTAGGTATTGTTATGCCACGTATTTACAAAGAAGAGAATTTAATAAAAAAACAATTTGCTAGTAATATTCGTTGGTTAATTTGCGGTGGAATAAAACAAACGGTTACACCTTATACATGGCAGCAAACAGGGCAAGCTAATTTAACAACTAATAATTATTTATATGCTGGACATACAGACGACCCATTAGATCCAAATGTTGACTTAAACTTTGGCTTACCTAAAAAAGTTTATTATGACTATCCAAACGCATACTTTACAACTAACAACCTTTATAATAGATACCATGCTAAATACTTAAACAATCTAATCAATAGAGATGCTAAATTTGTAACTAAATATTTATGGTTAAGCCCGAAAGATATTTATAATTTTAATTTTAGGAATAGACTATTTATTGACGGTGCTTATTATATCGTTAATAAAATAGAAAATTATAATCCATTAGAGTTAACAAGTACAAAGGTTGAGTTAATTAAGTTGTTAGAAACGCAAATATTTACACCGACAAAATTTTTAATCAGTTCAAGTACAGACGTTGCTGGTGGTGTAGAGGTTTATAATTCTACATTAAACACTTCTTTTAGCGTTGGAATTGGAAACCAAAATAGAGGTACTAATTGTTTGGCTATTGGTGATAATATTATGATACCGGCAAGCTGCACTAACGTAACGGTTATTGGTAGCAATGTTAGCGTGCCTGAAAACACTATTGGATTTAGTTACATAAATGGAACGGTAACAAATACTATCTATAACGAAAAAGCATTAATACAAAATAAGTCAGCAGATTATAATGTTAAGGCTTACGATGACGTTGTATTTATGACTACTGGCGCAACTAACAAAACAGTTACACTAGCTTACGCACAAATTGGATTTTTAGAAAGTACCGTAATTTTAAATATAAATACAGTCGACACTACTTTTGAATATGGCAAACAAATAACTATTAAGAAAGTTGATAGCGGTGCTGGCGATGTTATAATAGACGGTAACGGTGCTTTAATAGACGGTGCTGCTACTTATACAATATACACACAATACGATTCTGTTACTTTACAATGGGATGGTACTAATTGGAATATAATATAAAAATATGTCAAATCTTAAACACCCAAATAAAGATATTCAGTTTATCAATTCTATTGATGACTTCCCTGCTGCTATTACTAGCGTAATAACACTTGAATCAAATGTTACTTACTTTATTTGTAGCACTATTGATTTAGTTGGAAGTAGATTAGTAGGTTCATCAAACACTACTATCATAGGTGGTTCGTCTGAAAATTGCCGTTTAAAAAGTACAGGGTTAAGTGCAGCAACTGCTTTAATTAGTAGCGCATGGTCTTTACCTATTCGTAATATAACTATTGAACATGGTACTGCTTTAAACTTAGATGCTACTGCAAATGCAACTCAAGCCTTAGATTTGTTTGGTGTTAATTTTACCGATTGTGCAACGGTTGGAACTATTAAGAATTACACAAACTTTATAATGAATGATAGTGCTTTTTTAAATTCTCAAGGCTTAACTTTTGATGGTTCATTTGGTACTATTGCTTTTGGTAACACTTTATTTGATAATCGTGCAACTGGTACTTCAATAATTTTACCAGCAACATTAACAGTAACTAGACGTTTTAGAATTATTTATAGTTCATTTGTTTGTTTAAGTGGAGAAACTGGAATTAATGTTTCTGCAAGTGCTACTATTCCTGAAGAAAAATATATCTTAGATACCGTTAATTTTAGTGGTGGTGGTACTTATTTAACTGGAGTTACCGATACAAGCAACAAGGCTTTATTTACAGCGTGTGTAGGTATTACAAATACTAATGTAAACGGTCAACTTTATATGCAAAATAATGCTACCGTTACAACGGTTGCAAGTGCTAATGTATTCTATAAAGTATTAGGAACAACAACCGCTAGTGCAGGTAATCAAAAATATTTACATTCAAATAATAGATTAACAAACGATGCAATTATACCTAGAAAGTTTTTAATACAATGCAACTTATCATTTAATAGTACAAATGCTAATGTTTGTGAATTTGGTTTTTATGATAGTGTTTTAGCTACAATTAGAACACCTAGCAGAACAAAATCAACTGCTAATAATTCTGGACGTGCTGAAAACGTTTCCTTTAATTGTGTGGTTACTCATAAACAATTTGATTACTTAGAGATACACGCAGCAAATACAACTGGAGCAAATAACATTACGGTTACTGATATGAATTTTGTAATTACGGAAATAAAATAATGATAGATAAAATAGAATACTTAGAATCTCAAATGAATAACCAACCTAGTCAAATAATACTTGACGGTATGGCTTGTATTCACATGTGTATTGAAATAGCAGCAACTGGTAACGAAGATTTAATAAACTTGATAAATGGCAGATAAAAACGAGATAGCATTTGATTTAGAAGTCAAAGGTGTAGAACAATCTATTGAATCTGTAAAGGATTTAAAGAACGCTATTAAGGCCGCTAAGGACGAGCAAGTTAAAATGGCGGCCGCATTTGGTGAGGGCTCAAAAGAATATTTAGATGCAAGTAAAAACGTAGCTTCTTTAAAAGATAGAGTTGACGATTTAAACGATAGCACCAAGTCTTTAAAAGGTAGCGGGGTTGAACAATTAACTCAGGGCTTTGCTCAAATGAAAGAGGGCATAATGAACCTCGATTTTGAAAAAGTAAAAGTTGGAATTGCTGCAATGAAGTCGGGAATGGGTGCCTTTGCTACTTCTGCAAAGACTGCATTACAAGGTGTTAAGGGTGCTTTAATTGCAACTGGTATTGGTGCATTAGTTGTACTGCTTGGAACTATTGTTGCTTATTGGGACGAGATTAAAGGTGCTATTAGTGGTGTTACCGAAGAGCAAGAAAGACTTAATGCTGCTACAGCTGAAAATTTAGCCATTGAACAAGATAAACTAAAATCATTAGAATCGTCTAATAATACTTTAAAGTTACAGGGCTTAAGCGAAAAAGAAATATTAGCACTTAAGATAAAACAATTAGATGCTGTTTACGAAGCACAAGAAGCCCAACTACTAAGCACTATTCAAACTCAACAAGCGCAAGAAGCAGCAGAAAAAAGAAATAAAGAAATTTTACAGGGTTTAATCAGTATGACAACTGCACCATTATCTTTAGTTTTGGGTGCTATTGATATGGCTGGCAAAGCATTAGGTAAAAACTTTGGACTTTCTGAAAAATTTAAAGGATCAATAACCGACCTTGCTTTAGGGGATGAAAAAGAAAACGAAGAAAAAAGAAAAAAAGAACTAGATGCTCAAATACAATTACTAAAAGATTTAAAAGAAAAAAGGGCTGGCTTTCAATTAGGGATAAATAAAATTGATGACGATGCTGCAAAAGCTGCAAGTGAAAAACAAACAAAAGCAAATGAAGAAGCTAAAGCAGCAAGATTAAAACATGCCGAAGATTTAAAAAGGATTAACGAACAAGAGGCTGACGATTGGTTTGCTAAAATAGTAGCTGAGCAAAAAGCTGAAGCCGATATGATTGCTGCTAGTAAAAAAGCACACGATGATTTAATTGCTTATAATAGACAAGCCGATTTAGAAAACCAAGCGATTGAAAACCAAGAAGCGTTAACGCATGCTGCTTTAAAAGTTGCGCAAAATCAAAATGATACAAATGCTTTAATAGCACAATTACAAGTTAAAAGAGATATAGCATTACAAGATGCTATGTTAACAAGTGAGGGTAAAAAATTAATAGAGCAACAATATAAAAACGATGTTGACGCTATTAATAAAGCCGCTGATGAAAAAAAGAAAGCGGATGAAACAGCAGCCGTTAACGGTAGTTTACAATTAGCAACTCAGTCACTTGCCGCAACCCAACAACTAACTGACTTATTCTTTGAGTATAAAAAGAAAGGTTTACAGAAAGGTAGTAAGGAAGAGATTAAAGCGGCTGAGCAACAATTTAAAGTTAACAAGGCTTTACAAATTGCAAATGCTGTTGTTAGTGGTATTCAAGGTGTTATGGCTGCATATAGTTCAGGTTCTGCTATCCCTATTATTGGGGCGGTTGCTGGTCCTGCATTTGCTATATTAGCTGGTATTTCTGCTGCTGCAAATATTGCTAAAATTGCATCCGCTAAATTTAATCCTGGCACAACGTCTGCACCGTCAACTGTTGGTGCAACAGGAGGCTCTGCTCCCGCAATACCTGCACCACCTATAATATCAACTCAACAAAACAATACAAATCAAAGTACATCGTTTGATGAAACTGGTAAAAGAATAGGTGGTGACAACGAAAAACAAATGCAACCAGTGATACAAGTAAAAGCAACCGTAGGAGTTGACGAAGTATCAAGTAAAACAAATAGAGTAGAAACATTAGAAAAACAATCAACATTTTAAAATTATGGAAAATAAATTACCAATTTACTATGCAACTATAAACGAAGATTTAAGCGGTTTAGAATTAAAAGAACAAGGGATACAGAATATAGCTTTAGTTGATAGCCCCGCCATGCTTACTGAGTTTTTAGCATTCAGCGAGCATAAACCTTACGAGTTTAAAATGGCTTTGCAAGAAGAACAACGTATAATAACAGCACCAGTTATTGTTGCTGATTTACCGATATATCGTAAAGTGGATGACAAAGAATTTTATGTAGTGTATAAAAAGGAAACCAATATGCAAATTTTACAAAAGTATATGCTTGACGGTAACCAACGCAAAGTAAAACTAACCCACGATACAAGTGACCTATCAAAAGGTGTATTTGTATTTGAAGTATTTATTAGTGATGCAAGTAGAGGTATTAAACAACCCGAAGGTTTTGATTTACCCGATGGCACTATCTTTTGTTCAATGAAAATTCATAACGATGACATTTGGAAACGTATTAAAAGCGGTGAAGTTAAAGGTGTGTCATTAGAGGGTTTCTTTGATTTAGAACAAGAGATTGAATTAAATCAAAACGAGATTGAAGCTATCATTAAAAATATTTTGTAAAAACTAAAAATAATACTATATTATATTAACGAAACTAAATTAAATTAAATATGTTATCAAAAGAAACTAAAGATGCTTTAAAATCAGCATTATTAAAATTAGGTATTGAATTGCCTGCAACTAAGGTAGAAACTGAGGTTGTTAAATTAGAAGACGTTGCATTAATTGATGGCACTATGTTATCAGTTGACAAAATGGAAGTTGGCGCAATGGCTTCATTTGTTGGTGCTGACGGAATGGTTATGCCAGCCGAAGGTACTTACGAACTTGCTGACGGAACTATGATTACTTGCGTTGCTGGTTTAATTACTGAAATCGTTACTAAGGAAGCAGAAGTGGAAATTGAAACACAAGCTAAGCCATTAGAAGATGAAATGAAAGCTATCTTAAGCCGCTTAGAAGTATTGGAAAAAGGTTACGCTGCAAAGCAAACTAATTTAGAAACACAATTATCAGAAACTAAAAAAGGTTTACAAATTGCTTTAAGTGCTATTGATGCAATGGATAAAAATTCAGTTGCTTTAAACTTAGAAGCTAACAACAAAACAGTAGCTAAAAATTACAACGAATTAACTTCTTTAGAGTTATTCAAATTAAGAAAACAAAATAAATTCGTAGGATAAAAATAATATAAACTAAAAAATAAAAACAAAAAACAATGGCAATATCTTATTCACAATTAGTAGCGATAAACGGAGTAGCTGCAGATCCAGTAATCTCTGAAATTATCTTTGAAAACAAAACAATCTCTGAAGGCTTAGTAGCTTTTGAAACAGGAATTAAAGCTGGTACTATCTTTACTGAAAATGTAAATACAGTAACTATGCAAAACTGGGCAGTTAACCCATCAGCATCAGGAACAATCGGTATTAACGATGTATTAATCACTCCAGTAAAGGTTGAATACTTAGACGCATTTACTCCAAATGATTTACGTACTTCTCGTTTTAATCGTGATATGAAGCCAGGTGCTTGGAACGATGTATCTGATGAGTTCGCTAAAATGGTTTTAAACGGTGTAGCAAAGTCAATCTCTGCTGATGCTGAAACTAAATTTTGGAATGGTGCAACTTCTGCAACTAAAACGGCTGTTGCTGCTTTAACTGCTGGTACTGCAAATACATCTGTTGGTGCTGCTGAAAAAACTTTAGTAGCTGCAATGCCAACTACATTATTTGATTCGGTTATTACACGTGCAATCTATAACAACGCTGCCGTTGGTGGTCGTATTAAAGTTGTAGGTACTGCTGCAATCACTGCTGGTACAATCGTTGCACAATACCAATTATTATACGCTGGTATCGTTGCTGAAACTTTATCTGCATCTGATGAAAAAGCATACATCTACGCTCCACGTTCACACAAACAATTAATCAATATTGCAAACGTTAACTTGACATACAGAGATGTATTTAGTGTTGACATGGTTGCAGATAAATATTACTACTTAGGTGTAGAAATTAAATTTGTGCCAATTGCTGAAAACGTAATGTTTGTTGCTGTTCCAAGTAACATCAAATGGTGTACTGACTTAATGGAAGACTTAAACATGGTTGTTATTGACAAATTCCCTCAACCTCGTAAAGACTATTTTTACGATGTAGTGTTTACAATCTTTGCTCACGTAACTAATCAAAGATTTAATACTCTTTACGTAGGATAAATAAATTAAGGGGTTATTAATTTAACCCCTTTCATTTTTAACATTATAAAATTATAAAAAAATGCCTTGTCCATTAACTCAAAATTATACACTAAAAGACTGTTTAACAACAGCTGGCGTAGCTTCATGGTATATTACACCATTTGCTAACGTTTTAACTTCTACGTTAACTGCAAACGTTGTAACTGCTATTACTAAAACATTAGCATGGAAAACTATCGCTCAAGAAATTGAACAAGGGATGTGGTCTTACACAGGAACAGGAACAACTGCTTCAGGTACTAAGGCTTATGACTGGGAATGTTCAATTAAAATGAATGGTTTAAATACATTAGATCAACAAGAATTAGAATTGATTTTAAACAATAAAGTAGTGCTTATTGCAGTAATGCAAAACGGTGACGCTTGGATGTTAGGTCGTGGATATGGCTCAAACGCTATTGATTCTAAATTTGAATCGGGAACTGCAATGGGTGACTTTATTGGTAGCACATTAACAATCAAAGGACGTTCAGCAGTATCGGCTGTTAAAGTTGACAACACTATCTTAGCTGGTTTATTAGTATAGTAAATTAATTACACAAATATTAAAAGCAATCTTAATCGGTTGCTTTTTTTATTTTTGTAAAAGTTTAAAAAAATACTATATTATATTAGTGATATTAATAAATAAAAATACAACTAACAAAGTAATATTAACGCTATCTGAAAAGACAACGTTAACGAATGCGAAGTATTTATTTGAGGTTACTAACGATATGAGTAATACAGTAAAATGTTTTATTGCAGCGGATATAAGTGCAAATAAATTAAGATACAACGAATTTGATTTTATTGAAAATGTTACTGAAAATTTATTGAATGGTACTTTTAGTTTGACATTAAGCGGCTTTTACAAATACAATGTTTACGAGCAAGCAAGCACGACAAACTTAAATCCGTTGTTAGCATTAAATTTAATTGATAAAGGAAAATTAAACGTTGTATCACAATTAAGTGATTACCCAGTTTACACTGGCAACGAAAACAATACAGTAGTATATGGCGGCTAAATTTCAATACATTGACAACAAGCATATGTTAACGTTTAAAGCGTTACCTAAATTAACGTTTAGCGAAGACAATAAAGGATATATTAAATATGGTAAGGATAATTTATATCCACAGGAATTAGTTAGATTATTTAACGAGCATCCTGAGCATAGGGCTATTGTTAACCGTAAAGCACGTTACATTTGGGGCAAAGGATTAAAGGCAGTTAATGAAGTTGATACAATTAAAGTTGACACGTTTATTGATAATTTTAACCGTAAAGAAACTTTAAATCAAGCTGGTAAAAAAGTAAGTTTAAATACTGAATTATTTAATGGTGTTTATGTAGAAGTAATAACTAATTTACAAGGGCAGCCAATTGAAATGTACTTTTTAAATTCTGCTAATTGTAGAATATCTGAGTGTGAAACTAAATTATATTTTAGTAAAAATTGGAATAGAAATACTCAGTCAAAAGATATTAAGTGTATCAATAAATTTGAAAATAACGGAACTGCTGGCACATTCTTTATTGATTTTAAATATTATACAGCAAGTGCAAGTAAATTAGAAAGCGTTTACCCTATTGCACAATATCAAAGTATCGTAAATGATATTAATACCGATGTGGACATTAGTACGTTCAATAAGAATTATGTTAGCAGCGGTTTTTCAGTTGGTAAAATAATAAACTTTTTTAACGGTCAACCAACCGATGACATGATCAATTCAATCGAGCGTTCGTTTAAAGGTACTTACACAGGCGAGAATGGCGAAAGTTTAATGATTACACACTCTGATAGGGATGACAAAGCACCCGAAGTAGTTGATGTATCTGTAAATGATTTATCTGAGAAATTTTTGTTTACTTCAAAGCGTGCAATGAAAAAAATATTTGCGGGCCACGAAATGGCCCCCGAATTATTTAATATAAAATTTGATGAATCATTTTTAAGTGGTAGCCCTGACTTGTTAATCTTGCAAGAGTTATTTGTAAAAGGATATATTGAGCCACGTCAAACTGACTTATTAGAATTTTTATCTTATTTATCATTTTTAAAGACTGGTGAATATTTAGAAATGATGTTTGAGCCTATTAGTTTAATTGGCGCAGATTTATCAAATGATGCAGATTTAACACAGGATGAACGTAGAAAATTAAAAGGATATGAGCCATTAACAGCCATTCCAACGGATATAAACGGACAGCCATTACCAATAACTGCAACAATAACAAACGATAATTTAACAGGGTTAAGTGCTGCGGATAATGCCGATATGTATCGTATTGTAAGGGATTATACTAAGGGCAAAATTAACGAACATTTAGCAGTAACTAGATTGACAGCTTATGGAATTGACGAAACGCAAGCTAAAAAAATATTAGGCATTGAAGTTAAAATGTCAAAAGAAAAAGATAAATTCTTAGCGCACTTAGAAAAATGTGCAATCATTGAAGACCCCACAACTTATACAGTAATTAAAAGAGAACGAGTAAAAAGTTCAAACGAAGCATTAAAATACGAACGTCAAATAATGAAGTTTGCTGATGCTTTAGTGATTAGTGTAGAAGAACTAGATAATGCTGTTTTAACTGCCTTAAAAGGCAATTCTAGTATGTCTATTGATGAAATTGCAAAGATTACTCAAAGCGAATTTTATAAAGTTGAGCAAAGTATAGCACGATTAATTGATAAAGAATTATTGACTGATTCAGTTGATGGCTTTAAACCTACTCAAAAGGCATTGGATAAACCAACCGATCCGATTGTAAGTAGAGAAATTTATACTGTTTATACTTACGATTTAAACGAGGGTGTAAGTTATGCAAGTAACCCAAATAAAATAAGTAAAAATTTATTAAGCACTTCTCATGATTTTTGCAAAGATACAATAGGTTTAACAAATAAAGGAATGAGTTGGGAATTTGAAGCTATTGATAATATGTCTAATGACTTTGGAGATAATGCGTGGGACTATCGTGGTGGATTTACTAACAAAGGTAGCTTTATAGATAGCACTTGCAACCATTCATGGTATGCCGAAACTAGGGTACGAAATAAAAAAAAATAAACAATGGCTGACGTTTTATTTATACAAGAAGACTACTTTAAAAAATTGGCGGGTGTCGATGGCAACGTGGATTGGAAAAAATTAGAAAGCACTATTATTATGGTGCAAGATATTTATATACAAAAAATATTAGGCACACAATTATACAATGATTTAAAAACTAAA